AAACATCTGTCGCTTTTGTTAAGTTTGGCAGATACATCGGGTGCGACAAGAAAGGCTTTAGCGTTTTAAGTGTCGAGTGGGAAGGTAAGACTTACGAAAACCTAACCGAATTACCTAGTCATGTATATGATTACCTGTGCTTAAAGCGTGATGGTATTAGATACATTATGGAAGGTATTACCTCGATTGAGATGTTAGAACAAGAATGCACAGACATTAACAACTTTGCTCACAACTCTTTTAAGTGTATGATCGAATACAAAGTTGATCGTCCATCTGATGTTATCGCTGAAGAGCTTCGTGCTGTTGCTAATAAATCTTTATGACCGATAACCTAACCGACCACCAATTCTTACCTATGAACGACCTATGCGACCAGTCTTTAGAAGCTTTGATCCAACATTACCTGAAGCTTAAGCATCGGATGCCCGATAACTTAAGTGTCCGTGAGCGACTGGTTGAGTTGCAAGACGAAAGGTTTAACCGAGAGCGGGAAGCGTCCACAATAGAGGGCGTTATCCGACAAAACACCGACAACCCACTATGAGCGTACTTACCCTTGGAATGTTTGTCCTTGCTGGCTTACTGATCTTTGCTTGGGCGTACGATATGTTATGAAAAGAGATGTGATACCAACAGGGTTATTTACCCGAACCAAATACGGTTATGATGAATGGCTTAACCGACACAACCCATACGATGATGAGATTGATGAAGAACTTGAAGAACATATTACTAACCTCCGTGAAATGGACGAAGAAGAAGACCAAAGGAACTACTGCGATGACAACCACATCAAATACAACGAGGTTCAATCGTACCTGTAAGCCTTTTTATGTGGATTCGGAAATGTTTTGGGACGCAGAGAACGACATAATTAACACTGATGAGCGAGAACTACGGAAACTTTGAACCAACTGATTTACCGTCCGTAGACTGGAAATCGGTGGATGTGGAAGCGATCCGTGACGGCTGGAATTACTTTTACGCATCCAATCAGATAACCGGTTTCAAGTTGGATAAGAACGGCAATTACGAGCGCGATGCTGATGGAAAGTTAATAGCTTTTCGAACCAGCAAACGCAGGGTACTACCTAGCACTTGGTTTAATAACTTGGATCAACAACAACAACAATGACCGAAGAGAGTAAAGACGATAGGAACGGAGTGACTAAGGGACCGACTTGGCGTATGAGAGAGTGGGGACGCACAGCGTATCGTAACCGACAAGCAAAGCTTAGAGCAGACGGTGAGTCGAGCCAAACGGAAGCTGCGAAACGATTACTGAGGGTCATGGCTCCAAGGTTAGGTAAGCGGGTGGATGATTTCATGTACACCTTTGGAGGTAACACACAGCACACTACACCGTTGTTCCTTACCTTTGTATTGGATATGTGTCCGTATCAGATAGCTTCGATGGCTTTGCAAACCGTCCTTGATAACCTTCAATTCAATTTACCTGTTGGTAGAATGGCTTATAAGATAGGCAAAGCATTTGAAAACCAAGCGAGGTGGGACAAAGCGATGGAGTTGATGCACCCACACAAGAAAGACTTACTTGCCTTTGATGACCGATCTAAAGCGATGAAGTTGAAGCAGTTCTACGACTACGAAGACGAACGGTTCACGCTGTGGGATACTAAGTGTAAGGCTGGTTTAGGGGCTTGGTTACTCGAAGAAATCCGCACCGAAACTGGCATCTGGCAGATCGGCTTTGCTGTTGGCACTCAGAAGGGACACAAACCTGAGCGTATCTGCGTACCGAGTGGTGAGTATACGGACTGGGTCAAACGATTTGATGCGTGGAAGGAAACGACTCGTGTGTTTAAGATGGCACTGCCTGACCAACCGATTGATTGGTACGAGTTGATCGGCGGAGGGTACAGCTTAAAGCACATGCCACCACAGGAGTTCTTCACAGGTAAGCCGTTGTCTTGGTTTAAAGATTACGAGAGTAGTTACCAACATGCATTCAGTGCTGTTAATAAACTTCAGAAGGTAAGTTGGAAAATTAACAAAGAGATTTTAGAAATTACTCGAAAATGTTACGACAATAAGCGAGTGGTTGGAAACATACCGAACTTTAGTGAGATACCAGAGCAACCGAGGTACACAGGACAGGACGAGCATGAGTTACGGGCTTGGAAGCTGAAGCAAAAGGACATTAAGAGCGTCAATGAAGCTAACAGCAGTAAACGTTACCTGACCATCCGTATTCTACACCTTGCTAAGATATATAGTGAGTGGGATAAGTTCTACTTTCCGTATCGTTGTGATTACAGGGGCAGAGTGTACGCTTTACCGTACTATTTACATCCACAAGGGTCTGACTTAGCTAAAAGTTTATTGGACTTTAGTAACGGTCAACAGGTGGTGGATGAGGAGGATGTTATGTCGATATTTCTGCACGGTGCAAACATGTGGGGCGTAAAAGGTACACGGGATCAACGTATTGAGTGGGTAGGTAAGCGTCAGAAGTTTATATTGGAAGCTGCGAATGATCCACACGGTACAGACTGGTGGACTGATGCAAGTGATCCGTTTTGTTTTCTTCGATTCTGTTTAGAGTTTAAGCAATTCACAGAGGAGGGGTACGGATACATGAGTTATCTACCTGTTCGTCAGGATTGCTCCAACAACGGTATGCAAATCCTTTCGTTATTACTACGAGACAAGGAGACCGGGAGAATGTGTAACCTTGTCGAAGAGGATCGAGCTAACGATATGTACCAAGAGTTTGCTGACCGTGTGTACGAGGAGTTAAAGGCAGACGGTAGTGTGATTGCACAGGACTGGTTAAAGTTTGGCATCAGCCGGAAGTTAGCAAAGCTTGCCATTATGAACCGTCCGTATGGAGCGACTCACTATAACTTGGTACAAGATGTATTTAAAAGTATCGGAGTGAATCACAACTGGTCGAGTACTGGTGAGATGCTCACTGCTGTTATCTATTTATGTAAGATCGTGAATCGATTAGCAGACCAAGCGTGTCGTCCAGTAAACAGAGTGATGAAGTTTCTGCGTGCTTGTGTACGAGCATTAGGGTGCGATGAACCGATCACTTGGTCTACACCTACAGGATTTAAAGTGGTGCAGAGCTACCGTAAATTTAAGAAGTTAAAGGTGGAGTCTGTGTTCCAAAACATGAGCATCAGTATAACAACAGATGAGCTTGGAGATAACATAGATGAAAGAGGACAATGCAATTCTATCACTGCCAACTTTATCCACAGCCTTGACGCTTGTATTGTACATCAAGTAGCTAATGAGGTTGACTTTGACCTCGCTACTATACATGACTGTTTCGTAACACACGCTTGTAATGTACGCAGAATGAATACAATAGTACGAGAAACTTATACAAAAACTTTCACTGTTGATCTCCTGACTGAGTTCCGAATGGAGCAAATCAACAACAACCCAGATGCAGTATTGCCGGATGTGCCGGAGCTTGGAGACTTAGATGTGTCCGCAGTTAAACGCCAGCAGTATCTGTTATCTTAATAACCAATAATAAACACTGAGAAATATGACAGTAAAAGCAAGACGTAAACATGATATAATAAAAGCACAAGGCACAGCTAGATATGCCCACTTGAATGAACCGAATAAACGGTTTGATGAATACGGAGTATACAGTTGCGATCTCGTGATAAGCGAGGAAACAAAACAAGGAATCGTACAGAAGTTAAAGCCGATCTACGAGGCTGAGTTACGAGACATCATGGAAGCTAATCCCGGTAAAAAGATTGAGCAGAAGGGTTTGCCTTTTAGCGAGGTAGATGGCGGACACATGTTAAAAACAAAACTGAAAGCTGGAGGTAGAAGACGGGACGGTACAGAGTACGAGTTATCTATCGCTCTGTTCGACGCTGCTGGTAATAAGTTACCGGAGGATGTACAAGTATGGGGCGGGTCCAAGGTGAATGTAGCATTCCGTCCGAAGTTCTGGTACGTAGCAAGTCAGGGGTTTGGGGTGACCTTTGAATTGTCTGCTGTGCAAGTGATCGAGCTATCCAACGGTGGTGTAAACAGTCCAAGTGCAGATGCATTCGGGTTTACTTCGGAAGAAGGATACATCGCTAATGGAGGTGAAGACTTGACCGGAGCATTTGATGCGGAAGAAGAAGAGACAACGCTCACAGCGAACTTCTAATTACCGATCCGGATTTGAAGCTACACTAGCTAACCAACTTAAGCGTGGTGGTGTTAGCTTCCAATACGAGTCGATCAAGTTAGAGTACACAAAGACTGCTACTTATACTCCTGACTTCATACTACCTAACGGCATCATCATAGAAGCTAAAGGTGTATGGACGGTGGAGGATCGGAAGAAGCATTTACTAGTCCGAGAGCAACATCCACACCTAGACATAAGACTAGTATTTATGAATGCTTCCAACAAGATTCGTAAGGGAAGTGACACCACCTACGCTGTTTGGTGCGAAAAGAAAAACATACAATATGCAAATAAAACTATACCAAAATCATGGCTTTCACAACCACCCATCAACCATGCAGTAAGTGCGGAAGTTCAGACGCCCTCTCCACAAACGACGACGGTAGCACCCATTGTTTCAGTTGCGACGATCACCGTGGAGCCGGACGAATGAAGAACCAAACCACCTCCCCAACACCGAGAGATTACGTAAGAGGAGAACCAGAAGCAATAGCACGACGCAACCTAACGGAAGACACTTGTCGGAAGTGGGGGTACTGGTGTGGTGTATATAATGGTGAGCCTGTACAGATAGCTAACTATAAAACAAGAGACGGTAAGACATGCGGACAAAAGATTCGTACACCGAACAAGAAGTTCCACATCAAAGGTGAGCTACTAGGATTGTACGGTCAGCACCTGTGGCGAGACGGCGGTCGTCGTGTTGTTGTAGTGGAAGGAGAGATCGACGCTCTTAGTACCAGTCAAGCTATGGATAACAAGTGGCCCGTCGTATCTGTGCCGAACGGAGCTGGAGCAGCTAAGAAATATGTAGCTCAAGCAATCGATTGGTTAGACAGGTACGAACAAGTGGTCTTCTGTTTTGATATGGATGATGTCGGACGAAAGGGAGCCGCAGAATGTGCAGCCCTCTTAACACCCGGCAAAGCGTACATCGCAGAGATACCACTGAAGGACCCATCTGATATGTTAGTAGCTGGACGAGCAAAGGAGTTAGTCAGTTGCTTGTTCGATGCACGTGAGTACAGACCAGACGGTATCGTAAACGGTAAAGAGTTGTGGGATGTTATCGCTGACAAGCAACACAGTAAATCTATACCTTATCCGTATGCTGGACTGAACGAGCTGACACTTGGACTGAGACAAGGAGAACTTGTTACGGTGTGTGCAGGTAGTGGTATCGGTAAGTCGTTGTTCTGTAGAGAGATAGCACACCACATCCTCGGACTTAACGAGAAGGTAGGATACATCGCTCTTGAAGAAAGTGTACGACGCACAGCACTCGGTATCATGGGCATCCACAT